CCGCAGAACCGCCCGCCGCTACTACAGCTGTATTATACCTGCCCATATAGTACCCTCACACACTCTGAGAGCCCTGTATGAACCACGATAGCCTAGCCCTCATGTCTCATATCAACGTGCTACGAGAGGGCGTTGTAGGCGGCTCTGACGAGGCCTCACGGCTTGAGAGTGCTGTGTTGCTTATAGACATTTACGAGCAGATCCTAGAGAAGCTTGAGATAGTTGATTTCCCTGAGCCGGAGGTTAGGCACTGATGCACATTGAGATCCCTTATCAGCCGAGGCCTTTGCAGCTGGCATTGCATGACGAGATGCAGGAGAAGCGTTGGGGCGTTGTTGTTTGTCACCGTAGGTTTGGGAAAACTGTTTGGGCGATTAATCATATTCTTCGCCATGCGTTAATGTCTGATAAGCCCAACCCCCGGTATGCCTATATGGCCCCCACCTATCGTCAGGCTAAGAATGTTGCCTGGGATTATATAAAACAGTTTGCTGGCAAGATACCTGGCGTTAAGTTCCATGAGACTGAATTGCGTTGTGACCTGCCTAACGGGGCTAGGATTAGCCTGTTGGGCGCTGAGAACCCTGACAGCCTTCGTGGTATTTATCTTATGGGTTGTGTGATGGACGAGGTTGCTGACATGCCTGAGAGCGTGTTTCCAGAAATCTTGCGCCCTGCTCTTTCGGATCATAAGGGCTTTTGTATTTTCGTTGGAACCCCGAAGGGTCACAATGCTTTCTTTGATTATTATGAGCAGGCGGCTGCTAATGATGATTGGTTAGCTGCTGTGTACAAGGCCAGTGAGACTGGGATCTTAGATGATGAAGAGTTAGCGGCTGCTCGGGATATGATGAGCGCGGATCAGTATGCTCAGGAATTTGAGTGCAGCTGGAACGCGAATGTTCCTGGCGCGATCTTTGGCAAGGAGCTTGAGGCTTGTCAGTTAGAGGGGCGGATCTGCAATGTTCCGTATGATCCTTCTGTGAAGGTTGACACCTGGTGGGATCTTGGCGTTGGGGACTCTACAGCAATTTTCTTCACACAGACTGTTGGTCGTGCTATACATGTGATAGATTACTATGAAGCGAGGGGCGAGGGACTGCCGCATTATTGCAAGGTTCTTAGCACAAAGCGTTATCTGTATGGCGATCACAATGCGCCTCACGACATCGAGGTGAGGGAGTTGGGGTCAGGTAAGAGTAGAAGAGAAGTGGCTTGGGATCTTGGTTTGAATTTCAGAGTAGTGCCAAAGCTGCCGGTGGAGGATGGACTTCATGCGGCTAAACTTCTTATTCCCCGTGTATGGTTTGATCGTGAGAAGTGCAAACATGCTCTTGAGGCGTTGCGTCAGTACCATAGAGCGTATAACGAGCGTTCTAGGACGTTTAGGGCGTCGCCTGTTCACGATTGGTCGAGCCACTGCGCAGATGCTTTTCGGTATCTGGCTGTTGGTCTTAGAGAGAGTAGGGGCGACACTAGAGCGCCTCAGAGGCAAGCTTTGATGGATTACGATCCATTTGCGGCGTAGGAGATAGAATATGGCAGTAGCTATTCCACTTTTAGCTGGCGCGGGTGCGGGCCTTACGGCTTCAACAGTTTTTGGTGCATCCCTTGCGACTTCTGTTGCTGTTGGCGCTACAACGGCTGTTGCGGTTAATTCGATGATGAACCAGCCGCAACCTCAAGCAATGGCTGTGCCGGATGTTGCTACTGTTGACACTGTTGATACAGACACAACTGAGGTAGACACTAGCGGTGCTACTGGCGGCGCGGATACAACCATCAATGATGTTACTTCTGTGCAAACAGATGTTGCTACTGCGGCAGACACTTCGGTTGATAACACTGTCTACACTCCCGCGACTTCTACTGGAACGGCTGCTGCTGGAACGGCAACAGCTGCTGCGGCGAGTGAAGTTAGCCAGGGACCGGCGGAAGACGAGGCTATAAGCTTCTATGAGAGGGGTAGGCAGTCCACAATACTTACGACTGCCCAGGGCCTTTTATCAGATAACGGTGCAGCAGTGTCTATGTTGCGTCAACGGCGGGGGCTTACAGGCACGGGGTTGATAGCATGATGAACCGTAAGCCAAAAAACATTGCCGGAGTGATGGGCAAACGCTCGTCACAGCCTGCAAAGATAAATAAAGCTGCCTCTGTAGATCCTATAGAGCGCCTAAATCAGCGCATGGCTGGTCGCACTGAGGGCGGCAACAAGTCTAAAAAGCGCAAAAGTTTAATGAATAGTTATGGGATGGCATAGTAATGGCTGAAGTATTGCCGATGATAACGCAGTTAGACCGCAGATATAAAACATTGCAGTCACAGCGATCCCAATGGGAAAGCCATTGGCAAGAGTTGGCAGACTATATGCTGCCGCGTAAGGCCGATATTACCAAGAAGCGCACACAGGGAGACAAGCGAACAGAGCTTTTGTACGATGGTACAGCTGTTCATGCTGTTGAGTTGCTTGCGTCTAGCTTGCATGGCATGTTGACCAGCCCTAGCACACCTTGGTTTTCTATGCGTTTCCGTGACCCCATGCTCCAACAGAGTGACGCGGCAAACGAATGGTTAGAAACCTCTATAGATCAAATGTACCAGGCTTTTCATCGCTCTAATTTCCAGCAAGAGATCCACGAATTGTATTATGATCTCGTTGTTTTTGGTACAGCTGCGTTTTATGTCGAGGGCGCAGACGATGGTTTGCGTTTTTCTTCGCGTCATATTGCTGAAATTTGCATTTCTGAGAACTCAGAGGGCCGGGTTGATACGGTTTACCGCAAGTTTAAGCTTACTGCGCGGGCTATTGCCATGCAGTTTGGTGAGGAAAACTGTCCCGTTGAGGTTAAGAAAGATCTAGAGAAAGACCCTTACAAGGAACATTCTATTGTTCACGCGGCATACCCACGGCTAGAGGCCAAAGGTCGGGCCAAAAAGAACAAGCCTATAGCTTCTATTTACTATACGGCAGACACTAGACAGCTTCTTTCAGAAAGCGGGTTTGATGAATTCCCGTTTATGGTTACTCGCTTTGTAAAGGATAGCGTTTCAACGTATGGCCGTAGCCCCGCAATGAACGCGCTGCCTGATACTAAGATGCTTAACAAAATGTCTGAGACAACAATTCGTGCTGCTCAGAAACAGATTGATCCGCCTCTCATGTTTCCCGACGATGGGTTTATGCTGCCGGTGCGCACAACACCTGGGGCTCTAAACTTCTACCGCTCTGGCACACGCGACCGGCTTGAGCCATTGCAGATTGGTGCAAACAATCCTCTTGGCTTAAACATGGAAGAGCAGCGCCGCAATGCAATTCGTCAGGCGTTCTATGTCGATCAGCTGTTGATGTCTAATGGCCCTGCCATGACTGCAACAGAGGTGTTGCAGAGGAATGAAGAGAAGATGCGGCTTCTTGGGCCGGTACTTGGTAGACTCCAGGCCGAGTTGCTCCAACCGCTAATCTCTCGATCCTTTGCACTGCTCCTTCGGTCTGGGCTCCTTCCACCCGCACCGGAGGAGCTACAAGGCCAAGACATTGACATTGAATACGTTTCTCCGCTGGCTAAGGCGCAGAAGATGACTGACTTGCAGTCTATGTTGCGCGGCTTTGAGGTATTGTTGCAGATGCAGCAAATTGCTCCTGTTATGGATTATCTTGATGATGATAAGCTTGTGCAGTACCTGGTAGAGACTACGGGTATTCCGGCGCGTGTTATCCGCAGCGACACGGAAGTTAGCGATCTGCGGCGTCAGCGAGCGGAGGCTGAGGCCCAGCAAGCGCAACAACAGCAGGAAATGATGCTTGCAGAGCAGGCTCAGAAGGCTGCGCCTATGGCGGAAGTTGTTTCTAATGCTAGGGAGCGCGGTCAGATATGAACAAGGTAGAGCAATTAAAGTTAGCTTATCGTCGGACCTTTGGGACAGATGATGGCGCGCAGGTTTTAGGTGATCTCAAAAAGCGGTTTAGCTTTGAGACAACCACTTTTGTTTCTGGCGATCCACATCAATCAGCGTTTGCAGAGGGTCAACGAGCAGCAGTGCTTACTATCGTCAGAATGTTGGCCGAAGAACGCAGTCCCGAACAGGAAAACAAATGAACGAAGAGACAACCCTAGACACAGGATCTCAAGAAGTCGCGGATGCAGTAGTAGCTGAGTCGGTAGCAACTGAGCCTGTAGTGGAACAAACGCAAGCTGCACCTGAGCAAACGGGTAGCTGGCTTGATGGACTTGAGGAAGAGTACAAAAGTAACCCGCTCATTAATAAGTGGGAGTCCTTGAATGATTTTGCAAAAACGCACCTTAACGCGCAAAAGCTTATTGGCGCAGACAAGATTGCTATACCGGGTAAGGCTGCTACAGCCGAGGAATGGCAAAGCGTTTACCAACGGTTAGGCGCTCCCGAAGATCCGAACCAGTACGAGTTAGAGCAAACGGATGTTTTTGACGAAGGTTCATTCACTGCTTTTAGAAACAAGGCTTATGAAATTGGCTTGTCTAATAAGCAGGCGCAGGAGA